AGTCTAGGTTTTTCCCATAGTATATCGTTATAAAGATTCTTAAGTTTTTCATTAGAATCAAACTCTTGCATTATCTGGCGAAGAAACGGTTTAGCCTGTCTTGCAGAGAATGATAAAAGACCTATAGTAATATTTGGATTACATAAAACTTCTTGCACCGTTCCTAGAAATGTTATTATAGAGCTCTTGTAATGAAACCTAGCCCAAAGATCTAGCCTTCCGTCTCTTTGCTCTTCGACTTCTCTACATCTTTCGTAGATCCACGGATGTAACATATCGTGACGATTACACAAAAACACGCCAAGATAATACCTATCCAACTGACCAAGAGTCCTAATGAAAGAGTCATCAATATTAGGATCCCTATGACAGTCAGCGTATGCCTTAACAGCTGCATCAAAGGATGCAGACTGCGACCAATCAGAGAACTGTTTAGCCGCGTCTGCATTTTTTGTTGCTGCATAAACTTCATTTATAATTTCAGGAAGCATTTAGCCTCCCTTATAACCGGAAGCATAAGCTGCCTTTGCTTGTTTCTCGGCTTGTTTCCTAGAGGGATAACATTTTCCTCTGTTACCCCACTTCCAACCTTGTTTACCGCTCTTCAGTTTGCACCGCTTTATCGGCATCAGATTCCTCTTTTATGACATTATAATGCACTGAACCATCTTCCTTATGCTCAACCTTATACTTAATCGGAGTCATCCTATACAAAGTAAATTCCTCTCCATGAGCCGGTGGAACTGGTTGCGATACCGATTCCAATACTTTATCCATGATAGCGAAAGGACTAAAACTTCTATCCATCGCAGAATCAAAGAACCTGTCCATAGCCCTCACATGAGGGTTTCTTAACATCATACTTCTCACCATGATAATACTCCTTTGTTATTACACCTGTTAATGTTATTACATCTACTAATACGACTTTTTCTTTGTCTTCTTACTCTTACTTGGATGTGGTTTATATGTCCTAGTATGTGGTGGGAAAGGCCCTCCAGCGGGACTTGAACCAACTCTTTTTGCTTTTGCCCCACCAAGATTCCTGTAACCAACACCAGTTTTATGTGTCACCTTACCTTTTAATCCCTGTTCTTTTAAACGCTTTACGTGTGCATTAGCCTTTGATACACCGCCCTGATCATAAACATAATGCTTGATCATCTTTATACCACGAGCGTTTGTCCATTCAACTGTTGGCATATATTACTCCTTTGTTATGCGCCGATTTATACGTCATCTCTGATCGGGATCTACCCAATTCCTTGCTTGATTCCTTTCATGCATACGCTTAGTATAATCCATAAAAGTTTCGCCTTCTTTTCTAGCAACCGCTGGATTATAATCTTTAGCGTTAAATCCTAGCGGATTACCCTGTGCATCTCTAGCCATTCCATAATGAGCCGATCCACTGGATGTGGTTCCTTGGAATCTTGAGTAATTAGGATCAAGCCCAGCTAACTCTTCTACTACAACACCGGCTCCTTCAACCATACTATCTGAAACCTGCTTAAGTTGTGCCATGATATCTTTTGGTAACCTACTTCCAAATTGCCCTATAAGACCGTCAATATCTGCCTTAGTATAATTACCAGAAGCAAATTTTTCCACCTGTTCTCCGTAACCAGCCATTTTAAGTTGGCTTCCATATTTTTGTAAAAGCGAACCTATGATTTCATCTGCATTACTACCACCTGTGTCTCCGAGTCCTTCTGTCTGAATCCTATCAAGTACTCCTTGATTTAAATCTCTAGTCCTATTGCCAGTATCGCCACCTATCGTTGGCCAACTTACCGTAGCATCTGCATTAGAGTCTGGCCTAGTTGCTGCTAACCTTTGCTCATGCTGTTGTAACTCCATCTGCTCGTTTTGAGACAATCCTCCTGTAATTGGAGTTCCCTCTGTTGCTCCCTCTGTAACTCCCAATCCAGTAGCCGTTACACCACCACCCTCTTGTCCAGATACCTGCTGTTGTTCCTCAGACTCTCCTCTAAATAAGTCATTTACCCATTTTAATGCATTCCTTGCAACTGTATCTACAGGTACTGCCTCTCCCATATCCTTGCCTAAGGCTTCTGCGCCTCCAGTGGTATAATCTTGTGCAGAAAATCCCTGCTCAGTTCTTCTTCCTTCTGGAACCATTCCTAATTCTGTTCCACCAAATTGAGGGCTTCCTTGGCCTGCAAATGCTTGAGGGAATTGCTCTTGTTGTGGAAGATTCTGCACATACTGGTTATCTCCTGTTACTGTAAACCCTCCGGGTGTTCCAGTGGTAGATTCAGAAACTTGCGGTTGTGGGGCTCCCGCCTCCATATCAGCCTGCATCTGAGCTAACAAAGCATCTTCTGAGGAGTTTAAACCACCATAAAAATTATCAGGAGATCTAGTAGTCCACCCCTCTCTTCCTGGAACTGGAAAGAATTGCTCTCCTCTGCCACTGGCAGCGGCCATACTTGCCGCTCTTTGGGCTAGAGCAATATCTCTATCTTCCACCCTTTCCATGGCATGTATATTTTGAATCCGTTCGCGCCACATAGCGTCATCTGCCATAGCTGCTTCACCGGCAGCCAGTCTAGCCCCAGGGGCTTCTACTATATTGCCTCTTCCTGCAGTTCTTTGACTCATAGCAGCCGCCATTACAGCTCCGATCTGCTTTCCTATGGTTGACTCTGGGCCTTCTAATGCGTATTTATCTCTAGCCATAACTATGTACCTTTCCTTTTAAACTACTCAAACCCACTATTAGATGCATATATAGAATGGGAAGCTGAGTAAGAACCAACTTGTAGTTTAGTCATATAAGAACAACCCATTAACATACTTATACCAAACACAACTATTAAAATCTTCATAGATTACTTTTTCTTTTTACCTTTAAATTGAATTGGTCCTGGCATTAACCAGGAAAAAACCATTGGAACTAATACTATTAGAACTACCGCCCAACCACCAACTTTAATTAGTTTCCCAAGAAGCGTCCAGAAATTATCTGGGGCTTTGTTAACTACTGTATCTGCGGTGATGGAAACTGGTTCGCCTTTAATCTGGTCCGGCGCAGTCAGGGCAGAGGCAATCGCAGCCGTTCCGGCTCCTGCTGCTGCCGGAACAAGAACACCCGGCGCGAGCGCACTCGTCGCACCAACAACTACGCCAGTCGCCGCTCCAGTCATCAGGCCCGACTTGATCTTCCCCAAGCTGCATCCTGCGATACTCAGTGTAGAGACCAGTATCAGTCCCCAAAGAATCCGCCGATTATGATGATGAGAACTATTACGCCCCATATCCACGGCTTTGATCTTACTTCTTCCCATAACTTTTTCAATCCTTCCATTAGTTGTCTCCGTCAGTCTAGTTGAAAACTTGATCCGCACCCACACGAATGTGAACCCGTTGGCGGAGTGAATTTAAATGATGGTTTGAACGGGTCATCATTCCAGTCCATCTCTGCATCTCCTAATAAATCCAATGAAATTGCATCAGAATAAATAGTATCAGAAATAATTGTTGCGTCTGGAGGTAGCGTGCCAGTGGGCGATAGCTTTATTTGATAGCCTGAACATCCGCCACCTTCTAGAAATATACCCAAAAAACCTTCTCCATTTAGGACTTGGTTTACTTTGTTCTG